TGTAAACTATTTTAGCAGTTGTTCCATCTACTGCATTTCCTAATTGTTTATATGAATTAGTAGCTTCTCTATTAGCTTCTTTCATACTTTCAGCAGCACCTTTAAAATCTAAAGTTATAAATTTATAAGCAGCAGTAGTTACATTTATTAAAGCTCTACCTAATCCAAACATTGCGTCTTTTACTTGTTCTCCTACTGTACTAACTGCAGCAAATATTGCTTTTAATTCTTTACCACCTGCAATTGAACTTTGGAATGCTTCATATAAAAATTTTACAGTTACTACAATACCGGCAAGAATAGCACCAACAGGATTAGCAACTAACTGCCACATTTTTAAAAGCAATCCGTTAGCACCTTGTATAGCAGTTCCAAAAGCTGGATTCAATTTACCAACTCCATTAGCTAAAGTATTTATAAATTCAGATTGTTTAGAACCTTCTAAAGTAGACCCTAATTCTTTTGATTGTGTTGTAGCGTCTTTTAATCCTGCTTTGAATTTAGAAACGCTTGTAGTAGCACCATCAATATTTGATTTTATTTTTACTTCAATAACTTTTACTTCAGCCATTTTAATTGTCTTTTTAATTGTTTAAATCCTTGTTTCCAAGTTGTTGGTCTTTGGTACTTTCCTTTAGCTATTTCAATTAATTCACTTTGTCCGTAAAATTCATCTAATGCTAATAAATCTAAAATGTGCTTTATCATATTCTTTGGTCTGTTAATAGTTCAAATTGTACTAATCCCGTTGTTAAGTCTGTTGTAAACGTATTAATCAAATACTTTGTATCTCTTATAATAACATTATCATTCAATTTAAGCGATGTTATTATACTCGTTGGTAGTATAGCACTAACTTTTATTAATCTTGCTTTAAAGTTGTAAATGTTATTAAAGTAATTAGAATAGTAATTTTGATATAATCCATTATTTACTATTTCATTTGTTAGTGTACTTTGTTGTGAAGGAAAATTTAATCCGTATGTTTCACCGCTAATTAAAGTTTCTTGTCCGAATGCTTTGTAAACTGTGTGTGGAGTTGATGTTCCACCACTTATATTTGTGTTAAAATAAAATTGAGGTACAGTTGTCAATGCAGTTGCATCATAATCATATAAAATAACTGGCTTTGGAATATATTTTTGTAAGTCTGTTTTTAAAGAATAACCAACTTGTAATAGTCCAGATAAATTTGAAAAGTTTAAATTCTCAAAAGGTAGTTTAATTGAGTATTCCTCTCCCTCTGCTGGAGGTGTATTTGAATAATGTAAAGAACCATATTCAATTCCATTAGTAGAATTAAAACCTACGTTAATTATTGACTCACTTTTCTCATAATCAAAGTTTATTTTTTTATAAGTCTTTACTCGGTTTAAATTTTTTTTATCTTGAATAACATATTTAGTTATGTCTACATCCGAACCATTTAAATAATAACCTTCAAGTTGCTCTACTGTATAATTTATTCCATCTTCTGAAAAACAAGTTAAATTAAACATTTTTAGTAATCCAGAAAAGAAATCTTCTATTTTTATTTCTGGAAAATACTGATTAATTTGTAATGTATATAAAGGTGTTGTTTGAGATGCAGATAAAAAATTACGTGTTTTAGTTTGAAAAATTATTGGAAATCCAGTAGTTTTAGAATATGTAGCTATTGCTACTGTATTAGTAGTAAATGTAAAAGGTTCGGATGTTCCTACATATATTTCAAAATAATCATTTGTACCCAAATAACTACCACTAGTTTCAAATTGTTGGCTATATGTAACTCCAGAAGTTGAATTTAATAATCCGCTATCAAAAATTAATATACCATTTTTATTTATTTTAATTGAATATGATATTCCAGAAACAGACGGGGTAATATTAAACGTAATTTTTTTGAAATTAAAAATATAAGTATCACTACCTACATTATATGTTAATGGTGATGCCGTATTTGTTATTGTATCATTTGTTAAATCAGCAGTATAACCAGTAACAGATGAACTATCACCACTTTCAGAAGTTAAATTAACTTTTGTTAATTGTTGTTTTGTTACAAAACTATCCGCATTCTTTAACCATAAATAAGCATTTGTAAATCTTGCATCAGATAAAAATGAACCATTAAAATTTAAATTTAAAATATTATTATCATTTGCAATCATATTTAAAACTGCTGATAATTTTATAGCTGGAAATAAGTCATTATATCTTATTGGTGTTCCAGTTGCTGCAATATTATATCCGCTTCCATACGCCCATACATCATCAGAAGTAATTAGAGGAAACATTACATTGTCACTTGTTGTAGTTGTAACTACTTTATTTTTTACAATTGTAGCCGTATATTCAAAATCATAAGTAGTATCAGTTAAATCTTTTAAATATAAACCGTTAAATTTATCTTTTAAATTTCCTAATGTTCCAATAAAAGTAATTGAATAATCTTTGGATTGTCCATCTTCTACATTTGCACTTTCTAATTGAATTTTACCTTTTCTAAAAGTAATAGTATCTATTTCAATATAAGCATCTGACTTAACTAATGTACTGAATGGACTATCATTTGAGTTGTCGTACCAATGTCTGAATATTTTATTGTTTTGCTTTGTTGCTGGAACAGTAAATGTTTGACTAAAATCAGTAAAAGTTTTACTAATATCATTGATATTTTGTATGGAACTTGTCACCGAAATTTTTTCATCATCAAATAAATCAATTCGGTTATATTCTAATGTATCAACATCTTTTATGTATATGGCTACTGCTAACATTATACTACATCATTTATAAGGTTATAAGCATATTCAAAATCCATTTCATAGTTTATCAATCTATCTTTTAAACTTGTCTTTAAGTCGCTTCCTTGTGTCTTAACTGTTACAGGTTTACCATCTAATAAAACAGTTTCAGATAATAATAAATCATTTATCAATTCTGAATAATTCTGATCTACAAATCCTGTGTTTAATTTAACTGTTTGTTTACCATTTGTATTAAATGTTTTAAATTGACCAATTGAAGTATTATAATTAATTGCACTTTGTGTTAATTTATAATCAGTTCCTTTTGCTGAAATAGTATTAGTTTGTGCTTTAAAAAAAGTTAATGTTTGCCATCCACCATAACGGTTTATAAAATCACAAAGTACTGGAGTGTATTTACATTCTTCTATTGGATAGGTAAAAAATGTTTGTACCGTAGGACTTCCACTCGCAGGAGTGTATGTAGTTGTAACTTTGCATCCATTTATAAAATTACTATCTCCTTTGATTGGACTTATAGCATTTGCAATATTAAATATTCCAGAAAAACCAACTGCCAAACTATTTGTAATTGAATAAACTGTTCCATCTATTCTTTCATATTTCACATCAATAGTTGTTGTTGTAGTTGTAGTTTTATCAATTAGTAAATTGAAATATTGAATATTTGATGTTGGATATGTTGATTGTGAAAAATAATAATTATTAATATTTGTATTTGCTAAAACTAAAATTTTTGTTTCAGTTGGATTTTGATAACCATCACTGTAATTTAAAAATCCATTTACACCTACATAATCAGTATCACTACCCACTTGTGTATAAGTGCTACCAACTAATTTATATCTTTTAATTTGAAAAAATACCCATTCATTATTTTGCTCAACTGCTCCAAAAAATGGTACATAAGTAGCTTTTATATTATCTATATATTCCTTTACATAATTAGACACATTGTAAACTGTACTTAATTGTGTTGTACTTGGATTTGATTTTGATAATGTATATGTTTTTAATGGTGAAGATGAACTACCTCCATATTGCCATATTAATATATCAATCTTACTTCCTATTGAACCGCTTTCATTTACTTCGACAAGAAACGGACTTCTCACTTTTACTACTTTCATATTGTATGGTATATTGTATCAATCAAATTTTCATCTAAATATATTTCCTCTTTGCAATCCCATAAAATTACGTATTGACTTGAATCTATTACTTCTATACTTTCAATTATAAATGTAGGAATTGTATCTTCTCCTTTATAAATTTTTACTATATTCATTTTATATTTTTTAAATTAACATCTACCATTGTTTCAACATCCTGCCCAAATGCTTTTAATAAATCTACATCTATATATTTTTTATATCCTGCTTCAAATGGTTTAGTGAAAAATAAAGAAGGTTTAATTCCTTTGTGAAAAATACTTCGTGTAATTAAGGAAGCTGTTGCCTGGTAGCTCATAAACTTGCCACTCGTTTTGTCTCGGAACTGAAAACCTTTCGTACGTACCCATTTGTTAATTCCTTGTGTTAATCCTCCTTTTCTACCTGTACCTGATCCAAACTTAAACGGACTGTTTGGAGCTTTTGCTGAACTTGATTTACCCCTTACCCCTTTATCTTGAAATGCCCCATAGTCATCCATCGAAAATCCAACTATACTAAATCCTTTATCTGTAACTATTTCGCCTTTTAAACTATCGTATAATTTTTTAGTTATATTCTTACCGCCTTTAGTTAAATTGCTACGGGATTGTTGAATCACATAATCTCTAAATTTTTTTATGACATTATCTACTTCAGTCATTATCTTATAGGCATATCATTAGGAACTAATATCTCAAATGTAACTGTACATCCTGCAACCTTATCCTCAAACCTATCTCTAAAAAATTCATAGTTTACACCACCGGTTAATTGATATAAATCTGTAAATAAATCTCCCCTTCTTAACATTTCAACTAACTTAATACCTACCATTGACTGTGTATGCATCACATCCTGCTCATTTGTATCATCATCATTCACTAAATCCATTGAAATAACTGACAAATTGTAAGCAAATGCTTCTCCTTCTTCCCTAAATGAGTTCACAACTATGTGAGATATTGGATAAATATCTTGTTTATTTAGTGCAATATTAAAAATAGAACCACTTGTAACTGTTTTACAAAACGGATCTAACTTTAATTGCTCCTCAATTGTGCTTAAAACTTGGTAATATCCTATCATTTCTTTATCATTTTAGCTTCTAATTCGTTCTTTTGCTTCTCAAAACTTAACCAGGTTAAGCATTCGTGTATATTTAATCTTGTAACTTCGTCAAATCTCGTAAGGTCTCCTTGAGCAATAGCATAGATTGAACTATACCATCCCCATCTTTGCCCAAATTGCCCTGTAGCAGAATATTCTGCACCTCCGGATCCTTCTCCAAATAAACAATCGTAGCGTTCAGTAATGCGTTCCCTAAACGATAAAAAAAAACCGTAGCACCTAAACAAACATCTAAAGGAGCGTGTTTCATTACATCGCCATAAGTTACTGTTCCATTATAATCTTCAATATCATACGTGCCATTTAAGCCATTCTTTTTAATCGGTCTATATAATACTGCCATTGCCCGGTGCATCATATCCCAATCAGTTATATAAGTATCTAAATCGGTATACTCTCCAAAGGTCATATCCTCAAGATTTGGAATGAATCCAAATTCAGTACCACCTAATTTAAATCGTTGAATCAACTTATGCTCCTGATTAAACATATCACCAAGTGAAGCAGTTATATCGTTTACATCTTTGTATTTAATATTTGCAATATCTTTTAAATCTATTCCACAAAATATCTGTACCATCTTTTGGTGAAGGAACTCGGAATCTTCATTGTCTTTTGCAATCTTTAAAAATGCCTGGTATTGAGATAATTTAATCTCATTTAATTTAGTCGGGATTGTGATTTCTAACTTCATAATATAATAACAATTTTAATAAAAATTTGTTTCACACAAAAAAGGATAACCATTTACGATTATCCTTTTAAGTCTAACAAAAACCAAATTACTAATTAACTAACTTTATATCTATTGCAAAAAAATTCTCTTTGTACATATCTCTAAATAGTGTGATCACCATTTGCTCATTCTCTGCTACTATTTCAGCGTGCTGATAATCCTTCTCATTATCGCCATATCTGAACCATCCTTTTACATCGTATCTTTTCATACTATCTAACTATTAAACTCATTACAAAATAAGCTGCTACTACTCCGATAAAATAAACCTGGTATTTTTGTTTTGATAACATAATATTTGTTTTATGAATTTTTAATATGTTCTTTTAAAAAATGTATTTCCCAATCTCTTAATATAATTTCATCTAACATTTTTGAATTTTCCAATCTTAATTTTTTATTATCTTGATATATAAATAATAAATTTTTTATAAATTTAATCATAATTAATTATTTATAATATTAATCATTGAATTTTTAAGCATTGAAGAAAACATTTGTTGTAATTCTTTAGCTTGATTATTATCAATTCCTTTTACTACAACTTCATAATTATTAAAATCAAAGTTTTCATTTTTTACACAAGTTGCTTTGTATCCAGAATATCTTAAAGTTTTTGCTACTAATTTGTGTGTTGATTGTGATTGTAAAGTTGTCATAGTGTTTAGTTTTTTAGTTGTTGTTATCTGAGTACAAATATAAGACAACATTTTAAATATGCAACTATAATATTAAATTTTAACAAAACTTTAACATTTAAAATATTTTTATCCTTGCATTTGCAACCTCAAACATCTGCCTTAATTTCTGGACCTGTTGGAATGTTCTCGGTATTGCAATCTGTACTTCTGTGCCAGTCATCAAATGTATGTAACATTGTACAAAAGCTATCATATAAGAGTAGTTCATTAGTAGATGTGGTATTTGCCCCTCTCGGGATTGCTTAAATTAAAAAAGATATTATACCGGATTGCATCAATAGCGTGATTCCAATTATCAATAACCAATCCTGACTTCTTATCAGAGTAAACATAATTGTTTAGTTCCTTCGCTATATTGCTACTTGCCTCATCAACGATAATTGTATAATCTTGCATCAATGCTAATCCTGCAGTTATGCTGCCTGGTCCTTTTGCAGTCGCTATTATATTACATCCATTTGCTGCCATCTCCGCTATAAGTCTTGGCTCTGCACTATCAGCTATTATTAAGCTTTCTCTTGCAATGTTTTTATTATAGAATACTATTTCACTTGTGGTTAATTTTGGCTTGTATAAATGCTCCTTTACATAGATAATCTTTTTACTCTTATCTATTGCCACTTCAACTAATGTAGTCGGATCAATGCTAAATCCATAATCCTGCCCAAATGATGTCTGTAAATTATCAGGATTAAACTCTCCAAATCTCCAATTAGTAAATACTACTCCTTCTGCTTTGTCCAACCATACACCTAAAATAACGTGCTTATATTTTTTAGGATTTAATTCTCTTATCTTCTCAATCTCATTTATAAATGATTGATCCAGGTTCTCTATATTGTCCTGGTAGGTTGTATGTATATAAGTTACATTTCCTTTTGTTCCGTTAAAGCCTTCGGATATTCCTTCGCTTTCAAAAAACCTTTTATAAATCCAATGCTCTTTAGTGGCAGGATTTAATATAAGTACTATTCTATTATGTACTCCCTTCTGCCTGATGGATAAATTAATCTTATCAAAAATATCCTCATCAACTAACTCCTCCGCTTCATCTAATATCCAGGTTGTAACTCCTTGCAATGATTTAAGATTTGCAGTTTGATCTCCGGAGCTTGTTTTAATTCCTTTGAAGATTATATCCGTTCCTGATTTTTTATTCCTTATTTCACCTTTATTGACTTCGAATAAATCATTTGCTTCCATCAAATCTATCTTCTCCTGGAACTCGGGAATAATTGATAGGTGTGCAGATGTCATTGTCTGCCTTGTAAATAATATCTTATGACCTGATTGAAATGACAAAGCCGATGCCATAGCACCGACCTCGAATGATTTACCACTACCCCTTCCGCCCGTAACTATAAAATATCTTGTATCATTCTCATAAAGGGGTAGGTATTTAGAATTAAGATTTAACATAAAAATTAGTCAATGTCATTCCGTAAACTATTCTAACTTTGTGCTTCATTTCTTTACAAAGTTTTTTATAAATTCTTGGATGAACCGTAATTATATTTGGCTTACAATCTAATCCTTTTGCATCTGAAACTATCCTATCGTATACTGGTCTTGAAATTTGTATCATTTGAATTTTATTACATCCTTTAAATCAAAATCGTTTATTTGCAAGTTTGTGTTTTGATCAATAGTTGTTTTTGGCATACTAAAGAAATATTTAAACCACAATTCAATTGCCCACTTTTCACCCTGTTTAATTGCAGCTTCTAATTGTTGCAATGCTTCTGGTAGAAATGGTTTTAAATTCTCATAAGCATCTTGCAATTCGCTTTTAGTCATCAATCTTTTATCATCTGGCTTTGTTGCTTTTGTGCTATGTCCTCCGTTTTCTTTTCGCTTATCCAAAATTAATATAAATTAATTGATTAATTTACTCCTTTGCTTTTGCTTTTGGTGTTTCTACAAATGTAGATAGTGTATCTGTATAACTTCTCCATTGTGAGTCGTTATCATTTGCATCTACTAATCCTCCTACTTCTTCTTTGTACACTTCAGTTAAAATTATTTTTTGCCCTAAAGTCAATTCCTTTTTATTATTGAAATGATCGTTGATTATTTCTTGATTTTCTTTTTTCATAATATATAAATGTTTTTTATTATAACAATTTAATCCTTAATTTGTTTCAAACGTTCTTTGAGTTCTTTGAGTGTTCTATAAACCCAATTATAATTGTAGTGATATTTTAAAGCAAATTTACGAAGGGATAATTCCTCCTCGATATATTTCAAATAGAATAGCTTTTCATCCCAAGTCCAATTATCTAGAGTAAATAATACATCTGTTATATCTGTAGGAGATGAAGGAATAATATCTTCAGCATCCAGGTTGTCATAAAAAGGTATCGTTTCTAATTTCCTTTTGTTATGCATATTCATACAGATTGAATGCAGGGTAAAATAGAAATAGGATTCATTTATGTTTTCTTTACCATATATTTTTAGATAGGCATCCTGGACCGCATCCTCCGGAAAATCTGTAATACCAAATGAATAGGCTAACCCAATCCAGTATTTATGTTTTTTATATATCTCATCCATAATGTAAATATAGTATAAATCCAAATACAAAATAACATATTTATTAACAATAGGATTTTTCTTACTATTCCTTTATACTCTTTTATATATATATATAATCTTTTTTTTTTAAAAATTTAAAATATATATAAAATTATGCTTTTTTGACCCCCCCCCTATTTCAAAATCTTTTTTTAGGGGGGGGGTATAGGAATTGTTATAAATTTTTTAAAATTTCATAATCTCTAAAGGTAAAGTTAGGCATTGGTTTATCCCATAACTTATTCCTATTATCTTTTTTTAGTGCTTCTATAATATCTGTATAGTGCCATCTTTGTCTCGGGTGTGGTATTGTATCCATATGATTTTTATCTACTGAAATTTCAAATAATCTATAATTTTCATAATCCCATTTTCTTCCAGCCATTACAATCTACTTTTAATGGTTATACAATTATCATTTTCTTTCCATTCATTTAACACTTTTAAAAAGTATTCATAATTAATCCCTAATTCATCAGCAGTAACTTTTTTAGGTTGTCTTTGAAACATTAAGTAATATTCTATTATTTTTATTTTCTTTAATTGAGTAGGAAAAAATCTTGGAGGCTTTTGCCCAATTAGTACATCAACATTATTATTATAATAATTAGTAATTCCTTTTTTCGTTCTTGGTTCTATATTAAATCTTTTTAATCTACGATATAGAATTTCAATAGGAATATTTCTTTTTTGGCTAATTTCTTTTATTGTTATCATTACAAGTATTTTTCTATTTTATTAAACTCAATCTCTATAAATTCTTTGGTATCATAAACGTAAATAGATGCAAACCATATATTACCTTTCAAAGTAGATCCAGCTAACCGACAATCATAACCTAACTTATTCTTAAACATCTTTGAACCTATTGGAGTTTCTTGCCCTCTAAACATATAATTACCGCATCTCATAATTTATGAATTATATTGGTCATATTCTTTTTCTTTTTCTAAATCAATTTCTAATTGTTTTATTTTATCTTTTAAATAAATAATTTCATCTGCATAATTATATACCTGCTGGATTAATCTAATTATAATTTTGTTTTTACTTACTTTCATCACAATCTTTTAAATATTTTTCTATTATATCTTCTAATTCAAAAATTTGTTCATTAGTTAAACATTCTATAATATTAGTTTTTAATTTTAATTTCCAATAAGTTAAGCCGTGAGCTCTATTAATTACTTTTTTTAAATATGTTCTCATAATTCAAAATTTAATTTAGATTTAAGTTTTTCAATATACAAAGTAGCATCCATTAACTCCTGTTGAAGATGAATAAACCATTCTAACATAGTCAAATCATCTCTATCAAGTGTAACACCATATTTTTTAATACCTACATTAGACCTATCTTTAAATTGGTCTATTACCGATTCGACAATAAAGTCAGTTACTTTGTTTGTTTGGGTAGTACTACTAACCCATTGCATTTCATTGGAAAATTCCATTTGTTCGTAAATTTTATCTTTCATTGCATTTCTTGTTTTACTCGTTTAGTCCATTCTTCTAAATTTAAATGAGGATTTTTAATTCCATCACTTACCATTTGACATATATATTTTTGTTTATTTTTTAATACTTTAGCATAATAATAAACTTTATCTGATAAATCAATATTTAAATTATCAATTTTAATTTCTAATATTTTCATACATTTAGTTTTCTGTGGTGATTATCACCGCAATTAATACTGTTCGTTAAACTTAGTCCATATTTCTACATCAAATCCATTTGTTCGTAGCATATCTATTACATATTGCTGAACCGGAGATATTATACCTTTTGGTTGTTTTACTTCTATAAACTTAACCTCTCCATCTTTTAAACACATTAGATCAGGAATACCATTCATAGAAGTTTTAATTAGTTTTACAACTATCCATCCATCTGCCTGGAGCTTCTTTTTAATTTGTGTTTGTATTGCTGATTCTAACATATATTACAATCCACAATAACCACTATCGCACTCATTAAAATCTTCAAGCAATAATTCATTGTTAAATTCATAATTTATGATTTTATCATATGTTTGAAATTCTCTCCAAGTGCATCCATTTGTACTTTCTCTTTCAACTTTTGCAAACCATTCTAATTTATTAGGATGTAATTTTGCCATTTTATTTAGCAGTGCTGGTTCTTTATGCATACATCCAACACAATTATTCATCCAAGCAAAATTTACCGGTTTATCTTTCCAATAATTTACAATAGTATCTTTATATATATTATTATCTATTAATGGAAATACTGGTTTTTGCCATTCAATTGTTTTCCATTTATTATTTCCATTTTCTGATTTACCTATTACTGCTTTAAATTCGCTTAAACCATTTTTATTTAGTTTTTTTATCATTGACTTTGCTCTATTCATTTCATTAGCACGATAACCAATTCTTGTTTCACAAGGCTCACCTATATTTTCTTGCCAAAATCTAAATATTGGTTCAAGTTTCATTTCTGATGTACAAAACCTTCGCATATATGATGGTAAAAATGTAGTGCCATTTTTTCTTAATATAATTTCATCAAATGATTTTCCAACAACCCAATCAATTTTTGAACCTATAAATTGTTCTAATTCTAAAATTGTTTGTATAATTATATCATCTTCAAGAGTTCCTATAAATTCTTTTCCAATTCTATCACTTACAATTTGCCTTACCTTTGCATCAGGATATTGACATTTAATATCATCCGTTGTTACCAATGCAAAAATATTATAATCTGCTGGATAATTTGCAGCTATATAAGCTGATGTTTGTCCTCCTGATATACTATTTACTGTTTTCATAAGCCAAATGTAATTTATAATAATTTCTTAAACAAATTTAATGTGAAGTTTTTTTTATTTAATACTGATTTATAAATAGCGTTCTCAATTCCACCTTTAGAAAATACCCAATAGACATCATTTGAGGATCGTTCCATTGTAGTTAATCTATCTCTACTTTGCCAATATGATGTAGCACTAAAGTCAATATTATAATAGACTAAATACTTTGCATTTTTTAAACTTATACCTTCACGACCTGACACAATTTGTAAAGCTATACATTTAAAAGTATTATTAAACTCATCCAAATCTTCTGTTAAATCACTTCCGTAAATGCTTTTTAAGGCATTTAGTTCTTCCTTAAATTTATAGAATATAGCAATCTTTTCGTTTTCAAACTTCCATTTAATAAATTCTGCCTTACTATAATCAATAACCATAGATGTGCCATCTTCAAACTTACAAGTTCCTGACGATAATTGGTGAACTTTCTGCATCAATTTTACTCCAGTATCTCCTAATATCAATCCGCTTTTACCTTGCACTATTTTATCACGTTTCAATCGCTTAATAATGTCATAGGTTATAGGTAACATCTCGCACTCTAAAATATGCTCATTTACTTCAGATATGAACCCAGCTTCTGCTTGTGTAAAAGTTATAATATATGGTTTGACTGCTTCCATTATTTTGGATTCTTTTCCATCCTTATAGACTTTAACTCTTGCATATCCAAGATTTTGCTCTGTTACATTCACATAGTCATTTGCCCATTTGTAAAAGTTAGTGTAATGTTTGAATGGACTTTTGTCTGTTACCTGCAATTGATGATACCATTGGCTGAATGATTCAGGAGTTGGTGTTCCTGATAAAAATATCATTGGCACTTTACTAAATCTTTTACGGATGTCCTTTTGATATTTACTTGCTTTTGGAAATGCAGCCAATCCGTGTGCTTCATCAATTATAATCACATCAAAATCATTATCCTCAATTGTATGCAAAGATTCCTTGTTAATAATAGTTAAGTTGTATAAATACCCAATGTTATCGTAATCGCTTTTGATTGATGAAAATGCTTTGATTTTAGTTATGAATAGTACTCGTTCAGCACCAAAGTTATAAGCAGTTTCTAATGCGGTAATTGTCTTACCTGTTCTCACTTCCATCGATAGGTAAACGAATCCACATTCTTTTAGGATTTTGGTAGCTTTATTTGCTATTTCTTCTTGGTACGGTCTTAATTCCATATTATGATGTGGATTTATTTAATTCTTTTACTAATTTTTTGATTAGTTTAAACTCTCCCCAACTAATTGAAATTGTTCTATCAGTATAGTTATAAGCATTTATATCCATTCCTTCGCCATTATGCCATTCAGTTATTTCAATATAACTATGTTCTTTACAACTAAAATCATATTCTTTTAAATTGCAAAACACTGCTTTTCTTTTATATTTTTCCATATTACTCTATTAGTTTATCAATGTTAATATTATTGTCCTCAAGTATACCTGCTATTTCATCTCCCATAAAATCAACAACACTTGACCATTCAGGAGTATCGATATAACTTTCATATTTTCTAAACATCTTCTTACGCAATTGTAATATATCAAATAAAGCACAAGCCATATCTAATGACTGGTTTACTCTATTAAACTCCATCTGTTCTTCGGGTAAATTAAATTCTAATGTTGCTTTCATTATTCTGTTCCTTTTTTAATTAAATAATACCATAGCCAAATTAACTTTGACCTCATAAACTCGTATGCGATTAACACTAATATATACTTCATAATTTTTAAAATGCTAAATCATTACTATCTTCTTCTACTTCTCCTATTGTAAACCATTTCATTCCGTTGCTATTACCATCATCATATTTTAAATCTTTGTATGAGCAGTATTTTTGTATCCATATTTGAAATCTTTTGTGAGTCAATTTAAATTGTGCGAAATCCGGATAATCACGTTTGAAGTTATCTAAATAAATTTGCTTATCTAATCTCAATCCACTTGGCAAGTTTTCGCTATCGTTTGTCCATTCATCAAACTCCGGAGATGTTGCTGATATAAATTTACGTTTCTTACTATTCTTACTATTTTGAGCAATCAATCCCATACTAAAATATGTTTGTAAACACTCCACCATATAATTATCAAACTTATTAAAATCTTCATATGACCAATCATCAAACAACTGCCTTCCGAAATCTTGTTCCGGTGTTAAGTTCTTACCATAAAATTGAGCAATTTCTAACTCGTGCCTTCTTCTATCTTGACTATGCCCATCTCCTTTGATTGCATAGTTAGTAGATATAATTACTTTAGGACTTTCGTGAACATTTAGCTTGATAGCATCCTTGTTTTTGCGTTCCAATGTAATACCTTCAGTTATCAAACTAAAATTATTCTCAAAATCAAATCCTTTTTTAACATCATCAAAGACCAGTACTTTAGTTTCTAAAGATATTGTCTGATAGGCAAATGATTTTTTACTATCAAATTGCTTACCATCTATTATATCGCATCTTCTTATTTGTCCAATTCCCTGCACAAATAAACCTTTTCCGGTGCCACCTTCTGGAGATTCAGATATAAGCTCATCATTTAATATAATTGCTTTGTTTTGACTTCTATTCTTATAGTTTAGTAATAAGTACCCTATTGCACATTCAATAGCAGTTGGATCACTATGTGAGATATTATTAATAAATTGCTTATAATCGTTATTGTTATCCGTTGAAGGTATCCAATCCCTATCTAAAATTTGACTATCCCAAATGTACCCATCCATTTCAAAGTATTCCTTTAAAACTGCATCGGATTTAGTTACTTCTAATATACCATTTTTAAACGGAATAAATGATTTATAGGCAAAATCTTGCATCATTAATAAATCAATCGTTTCTAACATTATCAAATATTGCTCGGTAAACAAGTTATGATAAGTTGAGCAGTAATTAAAAACATCAATTTTACCATTTTCAAGTAAATAAGTAAGAACAAAATCTTTTATCCTAGATATTGATGATTCTTTTACCTTGTTCTCTTTTACATAAACAAACATCGGTTTATCACTTCCGTTTGGATAGTGCTTCGCAAATCCTTTATTTTCTAAAAATAATTTGTACTTATGCGAGTCAATTTTAATATTATCCTTTTTATCCAAGAACCAAAAATCTTCGTGATCGTGTACTTCCTTTAATTCATTATAAACATCCTCTTTTATATTGTGCATCCGAATAACCTCATCTTTACCTTTTGACAAATCAACTTTTATCTTATCAATCTTTTGGTAATCTTCAAAAAATTTAGAATCAAATTGTCGTTTTCGATATGCAGATTTAATTGTGTTCTTTACTTCCTGCTCTGAAAAATCCCCAATCACTACATTATTAAAAATATATCCTTGAGCATTATACTCCTGGATTCCATATTCACAAAATGCACCGGCTAAATCAAATATAAAAGCATTGCGTTCCCCTTCATTAAATCCCTTTTGCCAATTAAATTTCATTATCTTTTCAATAATCTTATCTTCATCTGTAATTGGAATTAAAGGCACACGTTCTGAAATTGTAAATCCCTCATCAACTAATTTTGCATCAAATACTTCAGCTTCGTAATTGATATAAATATTTGGATCGTATGACTCAAAACAAACCCTATCTACATTTGAATTTGCAATGTCAAAATAATCATAATCAAACTCCTTTTGAAATGCTTTGAAGTATTTCGGATGTGTTTCTTTAGTTGCTTCAGGTATTTTTACTACACCTTTTATACCGTTACCGGAAGGAGATATAAAAAGTAAACAAAAATGTTTATTTTGTCTTAATAGGTCCAGGTGATTTAACATCGTTTCATTACTTGGATATTTATCAAAATCAACTACCATCAATCCCGAATGATTTACTAAACCATTTGAATTCCGTTCTGTAAATTCCCCTGCAAATAAGATGCAAGGGAGTTGTTTTTTTAAATCTTCTCCATTTCGGATGCGTTCTATTAAGTCTTTTGACTTACCTAATTTTATTCTATTTACAACCTTTTCAATAGGCACTATAAATGGAACTTCTTTTGACTTTAATAAGTCTTTAAATACTGATATTTGCATTAAAATAGTTTATCTTGTTTAATTACTTTTTTAAATCTTTTTGATGCTTCAATTAAATTTAATTTAGCTTGTTTAAAATAGCTATCTTTTAATTCTATTCCTATTGCTTTTCTACCCATTGAAACAGGACTAAAAACTTCACTACCCACTCCCATAAATGGAGTTAATACTACTTCTCCTGAATTACTATATAATTCTATTAATCTATCAATAACATCTAATTGTAATGGGTGTACGTGCTTTTCATCATCTTCTTCTTTGCTATCTCTAAATGGTAAAACATTATCAATTCTAATATCATCCCAAACACTAGAGGCATATCTTTGCCAAACATAGTGATTTAATTTGGTTATTTTATCATCCTCATTAATATTATTTAAATGCTCCCATAATTCCTCCTCATTTAAACTTGAATTATTTGCATTATTCCAAGCTCTTAAAATATTTGGTAATATTGGAACTTCTCCAGCATAATGATTCATTCCAAATGGATGGGTTACTGGAACTTCGTTTTCTCCTTTTTTTGTAAATATTAAAATATAATCAGGCATTGCAGTAAAACACTTTGTACTATCTTCTACTATAAATTTATGCATTAATGATTGAACCATAGTACGCATACGGACTTTTAAAGGCTCTTTCCAAATTGTAATTCTATTACGATATTCAAAACCATATTTAGTATGTATTCTTATTATTTCATTTGGAAAATCCCAAAGTCTACAAGTATTATCAAATACATCAGTACAGTGAACTGCATTAATACGACCATTTTTAGTAATCCTGGACATTTCTTTTACCATAAATTCATATTGTTCTAAAAATTGTTCTTTGCTTTCGCAATTAGAAAAATCATTTTCAGAACTTGAATAATTATATAATCCAGCAAATGGAGGACTATAAACAACTAAATCAATACTTTTTTCTTCAAGTGTTGGAAGTACTGCCATACAATCACCGTTATAGATTGCGTAATTTTCTGTAATAATTTGATCTTTTACCATTGTGTTTAAAATTTAGGTTTAATAATTTCTTTGTTAAATTCTTTTGTAATATTTGTAAAACTCCTATTAACGTTATCCGTTAAATTTTTATGCAATTCTATTGCTTTTTGTGTCTTTTGTTGTAATGCTTCTAAAACTCTTGTTTGACCATCAGATACTACCATATCAATAGTAACATCATTTGTTTGACCAAATCTCCAAAAACGTCTTATAGATTGATAATACTGCTCATAACTCCAGGTAGGAAAAAATACACTATGATTGCAATGCTGCCAATTTAAACCAAATGAAGTCATTTTAGCTTTTGTTATTATTCTTGGTATTTCTCCTTTTGCAAATGCTAATAGTATTTCTTCTTTTCTTTCGATAGATTGAGATCCAATAATTTCAACTGCATTTTTATCTGAATTTTTTAATATACTACTTTCGTTATTTGTATTACACCAATATACAGAAGTTTTATCTTGTGCTAATTCAATAGCTTTCTCGCATCTTTTCTCTTCTGTTTGCTTTTGTTCGTGTCTTACTTCTGTCATTGATTTAGCAATAGGAACAAACATACTCATTTGACCATCTATATCAAATAAACTTTGATTTTCTATTATATGTTTATTAACTATTAAATTTGGTAGTTTATAACGCTCATTACTAAATCCTAAATCACTTGGCATCTTTGCCATAATTGACCATTGATTAACCCAAGCAAAGAAATCCTTTTCAGCGTGAGGCTTAAGATAAAACTTTTCACCAATATTTCTATTATTACTATCTACTGAATTTTGATTATTTTTAAAGAACTTTCCTAACATATCCATATATCCCATATATCCTAATGCTTCTGAACTTGTACCTAATTCTATAAAATCATTTGGAGAAGGAGTTGCAGTTGATAAAAATCTATAAGGTATTTTTTTAATAAATGCAGTTACTTGACTTTTAATTTTACCGTCAAAGTTTTTTAGAATTGAACTCTCATCTAAAATAACTCCTACAAAATCATTTTCATTAAAATAGTGTAATCTTTCATAATTACAAATAACTATTTTTTTTGTGTGCTTACCATCTTTTGAGTATTCAATATCTTCTATTCCTAATTTTTCAGCTTCTAATATAAATTGAAAAGCAACTGCTAAAGGAGTTAATATTAATACATTTTTATTAGTATGGTTAACAATGTTTTTAGCTATTGATAATTGTATTAAAGTCTTACCCAATCCAGTATCTGCAAATATAGCAGTACGACCTTTTTTAATAGCTTTTTCAATAATAAATTTTTGAAAATCAAAAGCAATATCTGGAATATAATTTGCATCAAATCCAAAGTTACCTATTGAATGTTTTTTTTGTTCTAAAAATTTTTGATAGTCATTCATTTTTTTTGTGTTAGTTAATACTTCTGCAAATATTATAAACTTATTTTAATCTAACTAATTTTTTAACATTTATTTATGATATTAATATCAGTGCTAAAAAAAGGCCATCTATTAAGATGGCCTATTAAGGTATTTTTTAGGTGTAGACTAAAACCCTGTTATTAATTAAATTGTTATTAAAATTCTAAATCATCCTCTACTTCAACTAAAATATCTGAAGCATCTACTTCTTCAACTTTAGTTAAATAGGTCTTTAAATACGCTTCTAATGTGTCAAAATTGCTATCAGCATCATTAGATTGAGGAACTGTTAAAACATCTCCAAGAATGAATGAAGGAGTAGTGTACTTAACTGCACCCTTTTTACCTTCAATTGCTTTATCAACTATAATCCAAGATGCGGTAAGCTGCTTCTTATTAGCATTTACAAATTCTCCCCATCCTTGAACTGCACTTCCCTTTAGTTGGATGTTTCCAAGTGATCCATCTTCTAACATAATATAGATAGATTTTACATAGTGTCCTCCAGCGTTCTTTGCTTTGTCTTTAATTTCATTATAAAGACCTTTTGCAATCTCACCACCTTTAAACGCTTTCACAGTCATTGGCTCTTTTGAAATGAATTTAACTTCATTCGCATATACTCCAGAAGATGAAGCATCATTCCAACCTTTTACCGTATGTAATTCATCAAGAAATACAAACTTCAAAGGTAATTTAACCTCAATGGTTTTTGATTGTTCTTTGTCGTAGTACGAAAATTGTTTATCGTTTGACTTCCAATCAAGAAATTTACTCGCAGGATTTTTAGTTGTTCCTGTAAACACTTTTGTTCTATTGCTCATCGCATTTAATTTATTTATGACTTGGAATTGTGATGCCCAAGCCTTGCATCTTTGACAAATGTATTATTTAATCTTCAGTTATCCAAATAAAATTAACAGAAAATATAAAAAATAATAACTGAACCGTATGCTCTGTATCATCATCTCCTTCATCATTGTTATATAAAGCTCCAAACATTAAGCCTTTTATCGGTGCAATTACAACCTCTCCGCCATAATATTTTACCGCTTCCATTCCTATCCATAACATTACTAAAATCGTTGCTGCTATTTGTATCATTTTTCTAATCGTATTAAATTAATTTTTCTATATATTTTGTTTACTCGTTCTGAATTAATCCCTCTTTTATGATTGAAATTCATAATCCTTAATATTCTCTGCCAATTTGTAAATTTTTTTTTCATAAGTTTATTTGTATTTTTTGCGTTGGACAACTCATTTTATGTGTGCCATTGTATTGATTACAATTACTGCAATATTCCCAATAGTGATCACATTTACTATTTTTAATTGGTGTTTCACAAAAATATGACTGTCTATACTCACTTGGATTTGCTTTATACCGGTAGCACGTTTCTCTTAATTCGCAATTTCTACCATTGCACATTGTTATATCTGCCATTACATATCTTTATTAAATTCGTTTCTTAAAATACTATCAATTTTATTAGTGATATTGTGAAAATACGTGCTTCTTTGAATTGGTGAAGTATCTGCTAATACATCATTTAGCTCCTCGCAAAATCCAATCAAATCAGATTTGTATTTGATCATCCTTTCAGTAGTAGGTTTTAACCTATCCAAACTCTCTAACAATAAACTGCATAAGCAATATAACTTGTGCATCTCCTGGTTCTTACTTTTTGGGTTCATAGCTTTTCTATCTCTTGTTTAATTTCAAATAAATACATTGTTTTATCAAATGATTCGCTTAAATCTCCTGTTATAAAATCTCTTGCAAAATCAACTGCTATTAAAGCACATTGTTTTGCAAAATTATAATTTATAACAACTATGTTATTATTTTGTAAATTGTAAAATTCGTTTACATCAACATAAATTTCTACTAATTCTTTTGCTTTTTCTTTTGGATTCATCGTTGCAAGTTTTTGGTTATCTTCTTAATATACGATTCTTTAATTACAATAGCCTGGTCCAATCGCTCTTTTATCAAATCAATCATAACCTCATCTCTTGGCACTTCAATTGTATGATGGAACTCCTCGCCATCAATAACGCAATAATTAAAGAAATAGGCTTTAGATGAATTGCTACATAACATTTGGAACTGCATTTGTGCAATGTATTCAGGATCTATCTTTTCATCAGCTACAATTTTAAAAAACTTAACTGGTCTTGGACATTTAATCTCAAGGATTGCATCTTTACCAACTACACCATCAGGAGAAGCTCCAGCGTGTTCCCCATATGGGAACATAAACGCTTCAGTTGCATCCGGATGCTGCTCTTGGAATTTAGCAAATGCATAAGGTTCTAAATCTACACCTCTCTGCATATCTAGTCCTCGATATGATTCTTCTAATTGACCATATAACTGCTCAATTGCCTTCTCTATTGCATAAGTCTCTCCTGTTTGACCTAATCCTCTTGCACCTAAAAGTTTGTGTATTGTAGATGCAGTAAATTTACCGTGCCTTGCTTTAAACCATTCATCTGACCTTTGTTCGTATGGTAGTGATTCTATTACTTTTGTTCTATTGCTCATTTTTTAATTTTTTCGTATGCGTTACACATTTTTTCGTTATCGTAGTAGTAAATAGATTGTACTGTTTTTCTCATCCATTTGTCAAATTTTTTAATTTCTTTCATTATTTTTCTTCTTTAGATAATCTTTTTAAATCATCTTCTAAAATATGAATTTTTTTAGCTTGAAAATCAATTATATTTTCCAATGATTCTATTTGTTGTAAGGTTATTTCGTCCATATATTATTTAGATTAGTCATAGTTTGATCGTAATTCAATACTTCTCTAATTTCTTGAGCATATGCATCCGATTGATTCCAATCTTTTACTAATGATTCAGCAATGTACTCTAATTGTTTACGCACATAAAGATTGTCGGTGTTTTCTAAAATAGAAATGCAAATTTCTAATTTTGCTAAAATTTCTTGTTTGTCCATTTTTTTAAGGTTTTAAATTATTTATAGGACAAATCTAAATGTAATAAATGAGATAAAAAAAATATTAACTAAACTTTAACATTTTAGCTTCTGCAATATCTAAATAACAAACCTCCTTCTCAACTCTATCATAAGATCCAAAGTTAGTAGTAGCAGGATTTTTTGAGTTGATCTCCCAAATAGGATTTATTTTAAGAAGATTAAATATAAATATTCCCTTTGGAGTTGAATTAATATATAATGGAATATCATTGTGCTTTGCAGATTCCAGGATCATTGCATCAAATTTTTTCTTTTCAAGTAAAAGAGTTGGATAGTGTACCTTCCGGCACTTCAATTCAATACGGTATTTTTTAGATGGAGAATAACAATCCCACCTGGACATTTGATTTTTAGCTTTTAATAAATCAGGGAATAGTTGGTCCTTTAATATCTTGAATAATTGTTCTTCTATCATAAGCCAAATGTATAGTAAATCCAAATACAAAATAACATATTTATTAACAATAGGAAAATTCCTACTATTATTATATACTATATATATTTAATCTTTTTTTTTAAAAATTTAGTAAAAAGGGTATACCCCTATTTTTAAAGTATGTTTTTTAGGGGGGGTATATTAAATTAATTTAAATTTATATATTGCATAAGCAGAAAGTGGAATTAATAACCATAATAGATTGAGCATTGGATTAGATTTTCTATCTATTTCTTTTTTCTTTTCTATTATTGTAGATTTTACTATTTGCTTTTTATCTTCGATTTTAGACACTTTTATATCTTGCACTTGTATAGTGTTATCTTTTGTATTTTTGTATCTTAAAACAACGTTTTTGTACGTTATTCCATTTACTACAATATCTTTACAAGTATCTAATGGAGTAATAGTAAATTCATCAGTAATAATATCGTTTTTAGTCTCTATTTTTATATCTTCTTTCGTCACTATTTTAGTGGAAATTTGGGACAAAGAATCCTTCTTAACTTCTTGGATTACTACTTTACGAGTTCCACAAGATATTAGTAATATACTAAATAGTAAAATAATTGTTTGCTTCAATTTGTCGTCTTTTAGTTAAACCTGCTAATTTTTTTGTTCCTACTTTATCCCATTTTAAAAATTCATCTGCAATTGAATGGTCTAATCTATTATTATTTACTTTCTTTAATAATGTACTTCTCATAAAATTTGCTACTCCAACATTATAAGCAAATGAAACTAAACTATTAAATTGATTTTGTGTTAAAGGTTGCGTAACACATTTAGAAACTTTTTTAGCAAAATTATCTGCAATGTCTTTAAACATATCAAATGCTTCCGATTTAGTTATTTCTTTATCCACCATAGTAACTTTACTACCATTTTTATAAAATGTATTACCATATCCAATAGTAGCTAATTTAGCAGGACATAAATATGGTTTAGCACTAAATCCTTCAAACTCACAAATTAACATATAACCTTTATTGTCCAGTTTCATCTTTTAATTTTTTATTAAATGATTCATAAATTTTAACACCTGTATATATAATTGATAATACTAAAAGAGTTAATTTTAATATATTCTCTACGTTAGTAAACGTAATAACTAATGCTAACGAATTAAGCATATATAATTTCATTGACTCCATTTTTAACTTTTTAATTTTGCAACTATATCCGTAAATCCTTGTATGCTTACATAAGCAGTTGCTATTACTACCCAATCTTGAGATGTTAAATCTCCAGCGAATAATCCACAACAAGCTATAACAAACACCATTAGTTTGCGTGAGATAATCTTATTTAATATTTTATCTATGTTATTCATAATACTTCTTCTAATCTGTCAGCTTGCAAAAACCAATAACCATCCCCTTCCTGTATATCTGTCCAGTTTAATGTTTCGCCACAAGGCAATCCAAAAAATGTATTTACTATTTCCAATGATGTTTGTGCTTCTTCGTAAGTGTTGTACTTATACATAATTAATATATTGTCCAATAGCTGTTAATATTTTTTTCCTTTTCTAATCTATTTGCGTTTGTTTGCCATCCTATCACTTCTTGTATATAACCATCTAAATAATTTGTTGTTAATGTTCCTAATACAATATTTCCATTTATAGCATTAACTAAAGTAGCTGTATTTTTAGCAACTCCATTTGCCCATCCTTGTGCTACTGCTGAATTTAAAGGAGATGGTGCTAATAACTCATATAGTTTTCTATTTGTATTAACTCCTGTTTCTAATGTTACAGCAGTTGCACTTGTAGCATATCCAGCATTAATATTTGTTGATAATAAATATGGAAAATAAAATCTTTGTGTCGTACTTCCTATTGTATATCCAATTTGACCACTTGTAGTACTAAAAAATGCTCCAACCCAATAACTTGACATATTATTTATGTTAGCAGTTGCATCAACTACCAATAAAGAATTACTATTCGCCCTTACAAATCTAACAGTTGCCTTTCCACCAGATGTTTCTAAATTACCTAAACTGACTAATCTTGGTTGTTGTCCAGCAGTAGCTTGTGTTGGATTTTTACCATTACCACTTTGGTCAAACCACGTTACAACAAATATATTTTGATTTGTATTTACTAAATCAGGATTACTATATCCATTTACAACAGAAGCACAAAATTGACCTAAATTAGTTGCTAATGTTACTGTGCCTGATACATAGGTAATAGCACTATTTAAACTAATTGTATTATTAGAATCAAAAGCTAAATCTACAATTGTAGTTGTTACAGTTGGAGTAGTTGTTGTTCTTCTAACTCTTAAACAAGCTCCTGTATATGCAGTTCTTAATTTTCGTAAAGAATAAGCGTGATGAACAGATGTTGGAAAAATATCTAAAACAGGAAATACATTTCCATAAAAATAATCATACCCAATATATCCACTTTGAATTGTAGTAGTTCCAAATTTTACACTTGTGTCTGCATTTACTGTTCCAATTTCTATTGCCATAATTATGCAGTTATAAAATATAAAGTTGTTGAACTAACAGTCCCAGCAGTTACAAAAGCAGCATATTGTGCAGCAGTAACAGTTGCTATTTTATTAGTTCCAAATGTATCTTGTGAACTTACTTGAACACCTGATGCACCTGCTACAACCGCACAAGCAGCTTCAACATATGCAGTAGTTGCTAATCTTGTTGAGTTATTTAAAGGTGTTTGAGTTGTTCCCGTTGTTCCTGTTGGCAATGATGGAGTACCTGTAAAAGTTGGAGAAGCTAAAAGTGCATAAGTACTTAAATCTTGGTCTCCTGTATTTGTTCCACTTGTGTTTTCTAATACTGTAAATTTAGCAGGTTTTAATAATCCAGCATTTGTAGCATCAGCTAAAGGCAAAGTAGCAGAACTTCCTGTGCTACTTGTTACTGTTCCATTTGTAGGTGAAGCAGTATATCCTAAATTAGTTGCCCCGCTATATTGTGGAATATTTAAAGTTGCACCAACTAAAGTAGATGCTCCACTTGTTCCTGTTGTAGTTAATGTTATTGTATCTTGTTTTGATGCAGCTAATCCGCTATATTGAGTGTTTGTAGCATTGTCTCCTGTATTAGTTCCGCTTAAATTAGATGCTACTATTTCTCCTGTAAATGTTTTATCTCCAGCGAATGTTTGGGTAGTTGTTGTAACTACACCTCTTACAGTTGCACTTGCACTTGGTAAATTAAATGTATGTGTACTTCCACTTGAATTAATAGCAAAATCTGTTCCTGTTGTTCCTACTGCAAAATTCTGAACCTGTGCTTGTAATCCATTTAAAGCAGTTAATCCAGCAGTAAAAGTTGTTATTACTTCGCAAAGATGTCCGTTTTGTGTGTGTAGTGTAATTGTTTTACCTGAATCAGTTACATATACTCTTATAGCTAACCTATCATTAACTGTTAATACTGTTTCAGGCACTGCTAATGCAGTAAAATAAGCATCAATAGCTGTTCCGTTTGTTATTCCTTCAGGAGCAGCAGAACCACTTGCAATTAATGTAAATGTAGTTCCATCGTATTTATACAATTCAGCATAAAATGAAGGTGAACCACCAGCGGAACTTGAAGAAAAGAAAAATTCTAAATTCCAATTTCCAGCAGGAATAAGTAATAATGATGGGTCTGCAACATCAGTTATAAATGAAGCTATATATCCATTTGAACTTATAGTAAAGTCTGCTTCTGTTCCTATTACTGGAGTCTTACTAAATTCATAGTAAGTTGTACCACCGAAAGTACCTTGATTTGTACCACCGTTTAGATAATAATTAACACTTGAACCTCCGCCACCTGCACCACCAACAGAAGATATTTGACCTCCTGTAATAGTTATATTAGTACCAGCAGTTATTACAGAACCATCAGCAGCTAATATTTCAGATGAAGTACCTCCACTTTTAATTAATTTTTCAGCAGTTATATCATTTAATCCTAAATTAACATCAGATACAGCTCCTGTATATGGAACTGAATTTGCTATTTTAGTCTTTTCAGCAGCAGTTAATAAACCTGCATTTGTATCATCAGCCAAAGGTATAGTAGCATCCGTTCCTGTATCGCTTGTTACTATCCCATTTGTAGGGCTTGGCGTATAACCTAAATTTGTATCACCACCACTACCTGTAACTTGATTAATATTAACAGTAGTTAAATTTGGATTTACAGTTATAGCAACCGTTTCAGTTGTTTCGTAAACATTAATATCTATAATATCGTTTGCCATTACTATCGTGTTACGTCATTAGTTACATAAAAATTACCACTTATATAAGTCTTAACAGTGCCATCTGCTTTTATTAATTCAATGTCATAAATATAATTATTTGCATCAATATTAATTATTTGTTTATTAATTCTAAATAAACCAGTAGTAGCATTTGTAATAGTTATTCCTGCACTTGCAACAGATGTAAGTGATAAATAAACTATTCCTCCGTACTCTTTTCTTAACTGCATTCTTAATGTGCATCCGGTTAAATTTAAAGCCACCGTATTAACAAGTAATGCAAAATTTACTGCTTCAAATGAATCCCCTTTTATGTGTGTAAAGTCTAAAGCCATATCTTAATCGTTTTTATATCTAAAATCTCCTGCTGCATTATCGGGAAAACTTGTTGTTTGTGGCAAAAACCAACCTCCAAAGTTAGCAGACATAAATGGAATTTGATCTCCTGTTTCTGCTAAATAGTATTCTGGGAACAAAGTGTAGTTTACAATCATATAATCAATGAATTTTTGAGTATAATTTTGTGCAATTTGTCTTTGTTTTTCAACTAAATAATCAATTTCTGACTTTTCTACTCCTGTACTATTCTCTGAATTGTGCTTAAATACTCCTTTATTAGCAATAGTATAAGAAATGAAGGGTAATATCTCCACCATTGACCATTGTATTGTCATAGGTTTTATATAATCATTTAATAAAGTTAAATAATTACCTGTTAATGTACCGGTAACAATATCATTATTAATCTTTTCGTATAATCTTGAACCTAAATAGCTAAAAATATGCGTATCTTGTGCTATTATTACAAATTGTTTTGTCTTATCCGGATCAATATTTCCATTTAAAACAGTCATTTGTTTTAATTCCTTATCAGTTATAAAAAGTGCTTTTGCCATTATCCTTTATAATTTGGGTGATGCCCTATATTTGGCATATCTATTGGTGCTATTTTTGACTCTGCTAATCCTGCTGGAGTTGGTTTATATCCTGCAATACTATCAACTTCTTGACTTGAAGATAATGATTTATCTACATAAGGAGTTCCATCTGTTTTTGTTTTCAATCTATATAAGTTTTCATTCCAATAATGGGAACAAGCAACACCGCCTTTATATTTGAATAGAGAATAAGATTGACCTTCGTGTCCAAAGTCTTTATTAACTCCTTGAAATGATGCCTGATCAATATCTTCTTTTCTATATACTACTCCGTTATTAGTACGTGTCATCATTTTAACACAAAAATTACGTGAATTAGGCTTATTATAACGAGCAGCATACTCATAACGTACTTTATAAATATCTTTATCTAAATAACTTTTAGCACTTGGATTAGATTTAATTATATCGGCTAATTTTTGTAATGTTGTTTTCTTTTCAACTATTAAATTATTTGCCCAATCTTCAATAGATATATTTTTATCTGAATATTCTCTTTTATCTACTAATTCCCATTCATCAGAAATAGACTCTCCTTCTAAACTATCAATATCAAAATGATCGTGTACTTCTTCACTCATTTTTAATGGTGTTAAATCTTCTGGATGCATTGCATCAATTAAAGGATTTAATGGTTTAAATGTTAAATCTAAACTAATACCATTATAAGCTAAAATCTTATCTATACCGTCACAAAATTGCTCTTGGTTAGGTATTACCACATTATTATCAAATAATACAAATGCGGTCTTTAATTCATCTGCATTAGAACTAAATCCACTTGCAGTATGAATACCAAATAACAATCCAGAAGTAACTCCGTGAGATAACAATATTTTATCCCTTGCTTCAGTACTTAAATACCCATATTGACTTGCTGCATTATCCAATCCAACTGAATCAATAGTAGTTTTTTTGCTTTCATCTGAATTAAATGAAACAATTAATTTTTTACCACTTGCTCCGGTAGTTTGGCTAACTACTGAATCATTTATAGTTCTTTGTTGGTCCTCTGTTGGAATACCATTGTTAAAGTTAATTATTTTTAATGGTGTAAATCCTGTTTCAACTAATGAAATTAAGTATTCAGATATATCTTCTTCTAATTTAGCATAAGAAATACCACCTAAATAAGATACTGAACTAAAATATTTTTGACCGATTGTATAATTACCAATCATTAATATCTCAAGTGTTCTATCTCCGTTACCAAAAGATGGTATTAATGTAGGAGGAAAATCTATTAAATTTGCCCAATTATCTGAATAGTAATAATTCTCAATTATTCCTTCTTTATTGCATTTTTGAGGTCTTAATAAATGTACCGGCATATGCTGAACATCAACTATACTTTTTTTATTTTTAGCATAAATAACTTGTAATGCACATTGACCTAATAAATACATATCAGTTACTGATCTTTTAGTAGTTTCTTTACTAAAAAGCATTTTCATTTGTGCATATTCATTTGGTTTCCTTCCTGCATCCCTTGCGTCTAATCCCTTACCAAATATCAATTTAACAATATTATTAATAACCTGGTTATTAGTCGTAGAGTTATTGTAACGATCTATCAAAAATTGATAGTAATCATTTTTATCGCCAAACTTAACCCAATCTTCTTGCCTATTCTCAACCGCTTTTGGAGGATTGTAAGCTTTTAATTCTATAATATGGTTAGAGTTAGCAATTGTGTCTGCTTTCTTTAATCCAAAAGTGTTGTTACTACTCATAAAAAATTGTATCAGATGCAGCAGCGTTTACATATGCTCCATTATTAATTGTATAATCATCTGCAGTTTGATTAGTGCAGAAAATTTTATCTAAATATATTATATTACCGGATATATCTTTAACCGTAAAATTATAAAAATGATTTTCAACTAAAGTGAATACAGTAGTTGCAGTTAAATAATATTCATTACTAAAAAAAGATGGTAGTATTACAGTTTCTACTTGTGTGCTTTCATTTCTTAACGTAATGGAATATGCTTCCATATTACGAGGAATAAAAGATACTTGTTGAGCATATGTAGATTGTAATAGTTTAATCATAATATAATAACAATTTTTACCCTATATTGTTTCAAAAAAAAACCCCTATAATAAAATAGGGGTAATTTAAAAAAAGACTTAAAAGCTATTCTTATGGGAAGCGATTTAAGTTCCTGATGTAATAGTTCCACCTACTACTGTTGTAATAGCACCTGTTAAGAAATTAGCAGCAATTTTTTCCATCCCTACAAATTCGATAGTATATCCGGATAGATCACCCATTGTAGCTCCTGTAACAACTGTTCCACCTGTAGCATCCAATCCTTGTTCCAAACCTGCAAAGAATAAATCTCCATTGTTTGTTTCTATAATTGCCTGTGGTCTTGAATAAGCTAAAAGTTTAATTTGTTGATGACTTGCAGCACTCATTTTTTTAAGTTGCAATGCTAATTTTTGCTCAAAAAATGTTGTTCCGTTTTCACGTGAACTTGTCATAGTTTGATCAAATGAATTTGTTCCTTTCAAATCATATTTAACTGCTGTAATTGTAGCAGAACCACTATTAGACGCAATTGCATCAGATAAAGTAGTTGTACCATATACAAAAGTAGAAGGAGTAATATATCCACTTGAAATAAAATAAACGGCTCTTAAGCCTCCTACGCTTGATTTTGTTGGCTCAAGTCTGCCTAATGTAAACGCTTCTGCTGGCATAGTTTTATAGTTTTAAAAAGGGGACTTTTACATCCCCTAATTTATTATTAATTATCCTCCGTAAAGAACTCCTTTTGTAGCTTGACCAACATTGGCAGCTAAAGTATAGATAGCTCTTACAAATTGAGTATCTCCATCATTAACAGTTTTTCCGATTTCAAAACGGTTTACGTCATCCAACAAGTCAGTATTCCAAGATACTGCTGCTGGTCTTTGAGCATAAGCCATTAAGTTATTTGGAGTTGGACAAAACAACAACTCAACACCGTTATAGAAACATTTTGCGTCATTAGATGGACCATCAAATAAGAAGTTTATTTGTTGAGCAGCACCTACTGCATTGTTAGCTATTCTTGCTAATTGTTTCCAAGCTCTTGGACAATAGATAACAACCGGAGAGATTGTATCAGCCAAATTTTCTGCAGGAATAGCAGCATAAATAAGTGCCATTTGTGAAGCGATATTAGCAGCAGTTACAGTAGTACCTGTTACTTTGATATATCCACCTACTGCAGCGTTATCATAAAGAACTTTTGCAAATACACCATCAACTGGTCCAGCAGTCAAAGCAGCTACTGCAGTTTGAGTAGCAGCAGTCATAGATCCTTGAGTAGAACCTGGAGTTAAAGCAGCAATAGCAGTTTTTGTAGCTGAAGTAATACCACCCCAAAATTGAGATTCAGCATCTTCTGAAACATTTGGAGCATATTGAGCCAATACAGTTGAAGCAAATTCGCTTGATTCAATGTTAAAAGCACCAGGACTCATTGAACGACCAAAACGACCTGCTCTCAAAGACTCTTGTAAAAATGTTTGTTTGTACTCTAATTTAGTAGGTGTAATTACTCTATCTGTAATGGTCATTGAACCACTATTAGAAAGTGCAGCACCTGTATAAAGTTGTGCAGTTACTGCTACTGATGCTTCAGTAAAAATTGTACCTGCTTTGATGTCTGTGTTAAATGTAACATAACCATCAGCGATTGTTTTGTTTGCAAATAAAACTTCCTCAAGGATAGGTTCTACTGCTTTTCCTCTAATGTCTACCGAAGTATAAGAAATTGCCATATTTTATTATTTTAAATTTTGTTTAATTAATCTGAATTTTTCGAGTGCAGTCATCTCTCTATTTACTGCTGGTTCTGGATTAGTTACAATTGCTTTCGCTCCTGCTTCTGCTAATTCCACTTTTAACGCTTCTAATTCTACTTTTAATGCTTTGTTTTCAGCTTCTATTTTTTCAATCTCAACTTTTACTTCTGCAAAAAATGTTTCTTTAGTAATTGTATCAACTACTTTTTTAACTGCAGGAACTTCAGCAGCAGCTTCAACTTCAACTTCTACTTCTTCAGTTTCAGCAGTAGCTACAGGTTTTACCTCTTTGATAATTCCTTCAACTTCTACTACTACAATCATTCCATCAATTGTTTCGTGTTCTCCAATAGGAGCAGGAACAATTCCTTCAGATGTAACTATACCAACTGAATAATCAGGCTCAAATGATTCAGCTTCTAAAACGGTAATACCATCTACTAAAGTCATTTGTTCTAATTTTACCTCAATTGATAAAAGTGTTTTAATTTTGTTTAATGTGTTTTTAAACTCCATTGATTAAATCTTTTATTTTGTTATACAATAATTCATCTTCAGACATTTCTAATTTTTCGTTAAAAAATCCTTCGATTGAAAATCCTTTGATTTCTCCAGATTTAACTTTATCTTTTATATCCGGATTGTCAATTGATATAGCAACCATCCAAGTATTAATAGGATAATCAAATCCATACATTACACTTTTATCATTTACCATATCCTCTTTAAGCCACGTTTCAACAACTGTTACGCCTTCAACTTTAGACTTGTGTTGTAAGGTCGATTCCGATTGATAACCGTTTTTCATAAATTTATGTGCAGTTTTTTGGATTGTATCACCACTAAAAAATACCTGGTATACTTCTCCGTCTTCTCCCATTCTGTCTATTTTCATATCCGGAATAAGAACTGCACCTAATAATATATTCTTTTTAGATTCAATTTCTTTAAATTCAATCTTATGCTCTTTTGATAATGCGATCCAATTTTCTTGTATAGCAGGTTGGTTTACTAAACTAATTGCAAAGACTCCATCCTGTTCTTCATCCAATACTAATTCAAAAACTTTTTTACTCATAATACTATAACAATAAAACCCTGTTTTTGTTTCACACTATTTTTATTTAGACTAATTCTAAATAAGCATTTATACTCTTTATATATATATATTTACTTTTTTTTTAAAAAATTTAATAAAAAGGGTATACCCCCTAAAATGAATTGTCTTTTTTAGGGGGGGGTATATAAACTACCCAATACTTGCACTTGAAACTATGTTTCTATCTAATCCTTGTTGTGTTGTAACATCGTTAGCTACTACAAAAGCCTTAATAGGTTGTTGCTGTTGGTTGCCTATTGTTTGTGCTAATTGATTTGTAGGACTTGCACCTACTACGTTAAATGATGGAGCAGCAGGAGCAGCACCACCACCACCACCACCGCCACCTGAAGCAGGTGTAGCACTTCCTCCACTTGATAATAGTTTTTTAGCTTTTGCTATATTGGATGCAATCATTGTAGCAGAACTTAAATAAGATGCAGCAGTCGCTAATGGTCCAGCAATAGGTGCTCCAGGCCCTGCTAATTTAGCAGCTTCTGCTCCAGCTTTAATTGCCATTGGTACTGCGTTTGAAAATGCGGATGCAGTATCTATTCCAATTTGAACTAATGTTAATGCTTTCATTGCCATTTGTCCTGCTTTACCTTTTGCTATTCCCGCATCTTGCAAAGCAGCAAGTAAATTCATTCCTCCTTGTGTTACTAAAGATAATGCTTCATATTTTCTTTTTTGAGCATCTATTTCATCTTGTGCTAATCTATCTCTTTTTGCTTTTGCATCTTCTTCTGCTTTTGTTTCTTTATCTTTTTTTAATGCATCGGCTTCTTCTTTTTGTTTGGTTAAAAAGTCTTGATGTGCCTTATCTAATAATTCCGTACTAAGATTATTGGATTGATATTTAACTAACCATTCTTGATATTCTCTTTCTTCTTTTTGTGCAGGTGTTTCTTGTGCCTCTCTTAATGCTTTTTCTTTATCAGATACCTCTTTTGCAGATGCCATCATAGCATCTAAATTTTCTTTTGCTATTCTTTTTCTTTCATCTTCTTCTATTTTTAACTGTGCTATTCTTTTGTCAGCAACTTCTTTATTAGAAGCTATTATTGCATCGTTTTTTTCTTTTGCGTCTGCTGCTTCCTGACGACCTAACATTTTCTTTTGTTTGTTAAGTTTTATACCTGTCATTGCATTATCAGTTTCTGCTTCATTTAATGCAATAGTAGCTTCTCTGATTTCTCCTTTCATTTTCTTTTCAGCTTCACCACCAAGTGCTTTTGCTTTATCTTTTAATATTCTTAAATCTTCAGCAGCAATTCTTGTTTTTTCTTTACTTGATGCTATTTCTGCTTTTGTAACTTCTGCTAAAGCCTTTTTCTTTGCGTTTATACTTGCAGTTTCATCAGTTAATATTTCACGTGATTGAACAAGTAATTTATTAGTTTCAGATTGTGTTACTGCTTGCATCTTTTTAGCTTTGTCATTCGCTTGTTGTTGCTTTGTTAGATTGTAAACTATTTTAGCAGTTGTTCCATCTACTGCATTTCCTAATTGTTTATATGAATTAGTAGCTTCTCTATTAGCTTCTTTCATACTTTCAGCAGCACCTTTAAAATCTAAAGTTATAAATTTATATGCAGCAGTAGTTACTCCAATTAAAGCTCTACCTAATCCAAACATTGCGTCTTTTACTTGTTCTCCTACTGTACTAACTGCAGCAAATATTGCTTTTAATTCTTTACCACCTGCAACTGAACT